TGTTTTCTAATAATATCCCCATTAAAACTATCCGTAGAGATTGTGGCATCCCTAGAAGGCAACTCAGCGATATCTTCGAGTCTCTCAACCTCAATCGAAATCGCGGAGCCGTTATATCTAGAACTAACCATCTGCGCAAGTGACCCATAAGGGGAAAAACTGTATCCTTCAAATACTGCGTCAGGATGTTGAGGAGGGGCCATAACGCCACCACTAAAAGCCTGACCTACAGGGATAACCCCCTCTGCCTCGTTCCCCTCACACTCATCACTTACCTGGTCATCGCCGGCAGTTACCCACTCCTTACCGTCTACCCCCATATCCTTCATATTGTCTAAAGATGCCGTACTTAGGGCATCGGCGGTTTCTGTTCTGGCGATTAACTCAGAACGGTGTTTTGACATATCAGAGAAAGTTGTTTTTAAGTCCCTCTTAATCCCCGGTATCCCGCGCTTATTCTCTATCCCCTGTGAGATGACGTTGGCTAACCTCCGCTTAGACTCCTCATCCATCTGAGTCACCAGTTTGGCCCCGTGCTGGTTAGCCCACTTGACAGCGTTTGATATTGGTGGCCCCTCGTAAGTTATCGGTATGCCGCCCTTGGTCTTACCCCAGGTTATCATCTCAGCCTGACCGGATAGATAGACCTCGGCTAACTGCCCGTCGAGTGTAGTGGTTAGGGTCTCGTTAAACGTGGCTAACAGCGGATCCAGTATATTCTCAATGTCTTTATTTAGTGGCATTTATTCCTTTTCTACATACTCGCTATACAATTTTCCTAGAAGATAATAAGGGAAGGATTTCTCCAGCTTGTCAAAATACTCAGCGAGTTTTCTTTCTAGCTTTACTGCGAGCTTTTTGTTTCTGGGGGATCGCGGCGAGGCTGGTATCTCCGCCTCGAGTAGTGATATTATCTGTGTCAGTTCCGCTACTACTGTCAATTACACCCCCTAAATCGAACCCCTCTGGTAGTTTTATTGATTCTATCGCCTCCGGTGGTATATAACTGTCTATCCCGTATAATAAGGGGTTATTAACCATATCCAGACCGATAATTTCTCCAACCTCACCTGTGCCTTTACATTCTCGGCATGACCGCGTGAATATCCCGTGCTCCAGTTCTATGAACCCTTTCCCGTTACACTTAGGACATATCATCTTTTACTCCTTTTTCTTCAAGACCTCTTTTAGCTGCTTCACCACACGCAGCAACTCAGCGTCCACGTTCCCGCCGGACTCCTGGCTCACCTTGCTTAATTTCTTCAGCACCTCCGCCGTGTTGTTTACACCCAGCGTCATTAGTGCTATCTGTATTACCTCGTCAGTCGTTCCCAGTTCCGGCATAACGTTTAATATCTGTGTCAGAGCAGTGGCCGCCGCTGCTACGTCCTCGGGCGCTATCGCCGGGAAGTCCCGGTCTATAACCCACTTATCCGGAGGCACGTTGTTATACTCCAGCACTACCTCGTCTATATCCTGATATATGTCTGACCATACCTGCTGGTAAGACTGGAACATCTTCATCATCGGCAGCTCTACCGTCGAGGCAGTAGCCAGGCTACCCCCAGATATATCACCGAAATACTGGTCGGGGATACCTACGGCAGCACAGATTTGGTACTTAATCATCTTGCCGTCCTGGTAAGCGTTCGATGCCCCGGTATCCGTCTTGATAGGCTGCGTGTCTACCCCCATGTTCTCCACCAGATGCGACCCGGCGGCTATCTCTTTATCATTCGTCTTGGCCTTTATATTACTGACGGCAGACGAGCCGCCCTTGACCTTTGACCGCCATGCGAACTTTGCCAGCGCGATCATAATAGCTATACGGGACGCTAAGAACTCGCGATAATATTCTATCCAGTGCAGGGCCGGCAGTAACAGAGGATTACCCCTCTGCGATATAGTGTTATAGGCCGCATGGTAGACTAGCGCCTCCTGTGTGCTAGTAACGGCGCTACCCGTCTGAGGCAATGCCGCCTTATCTTTAATATTGGTAGTACTGCGGTAATAGTCAGTGTTCGGTTTACCCTGGGCGTCGTTCCACTCTCTTTTATAATATCTGACATCTTCAACGTCGTCTACGTCCGTGATAATCTCGGTTATCTCCAGAGGGTCTATCCACCTGATGGTAGACTCGCCCTTGGCCCCCAGGAACAAGGCGAAGAATATATCCCCATCTACCAGTAGTTTATCGGAGGACCTGCGCTGCCCCCGGGCTGACAGACAACACTGGTTAGTTTTAGCGTTCCAGAAACTGTCCATCACCTTCTTGGCCGAATCATTGTCCGTGTTCCATTTCATACCCGTGCCGAATGTGTAGTCCGTCCACAGACGTATAGCCTGCTTCGCCAGCGGGTCGTAGGTGTAATAAGTCCGTGACTGCTTAAGGTTGTTTATCCTCTCGTTAGCCGGTATCCCTATAGAGGTGCCACTGCTCATGTTAATCCAGCCCTTGTCCTCGAGAGATAACGCATCAGCTACGCTCTTGGAGGCTTCACGGAATATCATAGCCAGTTCGTCAGGTGGATAAACTTCTTTGAACAGATTAACCTCTCTATTTTTCTTACTCATCGTCTATTGAGCCCCCTTCGTATTGCCTTGCCACTTCTGCAATCGCCCAATTATTGTCATTATGCTTAGTTTGTAATCTATCTTGAGGCTGTGCGAGTCTTCTTATATGATATATGATAGTTCGGCAACTACCACAAACACTTGCCCGATTTGTTTGCACCCCACAAAACTTACACTTCATAGCTCTAACCCTCTGACCGCCTGCATAGCATCGTAAATGATAATAGTCTCCTGCTCCACCGGCTCAGCTATACCCATAATCGCATACCGCCTCGCATCCATCGAATTATGCACAAGGACGCCATTGGCGTAAAACTCTGGGGCTTTATCTATTGTAAGGTCGTAGACTGCCTGCTTGTTAGGTAGAACGTCTGAGACGTTGACTACATACACGGGAACAGGTTTTGGTGTCATCGTATTTGTTAACGGAGAATTGCTTCTTGCACCAAGTGCAGATTCTTGTCTCGTTGTCTTGTCCTGATTGCCTTCGCCATTTTGATTTACAGGCGTTTGAGCAAAAGCGAGTTGTTGGCTGTCGGGTAATATCCTTAAATGGCTTGCCACATTGCACACAGACCTTATCCAATGGCTCGCGGTTTTTATAGGCCTCTCTACCATGTTGCCTATGCCATTCGATTCCATCAACCGTGCTATGCCAGTTCTTTGATAATGGTCTAATGTTGTCAACGTGTTGTTGCAACCATTTAATTCTCCACTCTGGAAGTGGGTGTCTAAGTTTATGCAAGTGACTATACAAGCATTCAAGATTCGCAAGATTGTTATTAAGTGCGTTTTGATCTTTGTGATGGATTTCAAAACCTTCCGGGATTGCCCCGTGATTATCAATCCATATTTGGCGATGAAGATAGCGATTTTCTCTACCACTTTCTCTTCGCCGGTAATAATGGGAATCTGCCCAGCCATTTGCTTCTGGGTATCTGTAATATTTCTCGCCATTGTAAATAATGAGTTCTCTTCGCATACCTCTATTATATCACCATATCGGAGAGAATGCAGGGGAATAAACCCGTTGCCAGTAAGTATCTTATGGCTGGGTGTTCCTGTAATAGTTACTCCATCTGAAAAGGTCACAGTGCAAACATCAGCAAGGGGCGTTACCATTCCGCTAGCCTTAACTTTTCGCCATCCACTACGAGTTAAAACAAAGTCATCAACCGTAACCTGCTCTATTGGCTTTTGCCCTTTTATAGTTGTAATAAGTGTTCCGGCTATAAGACAATGACTCCATTGGTGGGTTGTCTTATCGGTTAGCTTGCCGTCCTTATCCGGCACGTAACGGAAGTTTCTCTGCTCCTTGATGCAGTTGGTAGAATCAGCCGTCCAGAACTGCTTATACTGCCTGACCTTCTGGTGACCATACTCTACACTACCGGCACCCTTGGGTGCCGGTTTGATATTGAAACCATGCTGGTATATTTCCTCTATGGACTTGGGCTCGGCGCTGTCAGCGTATATCTCGTCGTAGTTCCTGATAACCCCCAACTCAGCCATGCGGTATGCGATAGCGTCATTAGTCAAGCCCTTCTCGTAAATCAGTTCTTCGCAGTAAAACCCGTCACCCTTTATGATGCACTTAACAAGCACGGTGGGGTCGTTGGAGTAACCGAAGTCCATGCCGTAGAATACATCACCCGGAGGTAATGCGCCGACCTGCTCGAACATAGGATAGACCAGCCCCTCGATTTTACCAATCCGCCCCAGCCCGTAGATGTTCCACCAGTTGGGGTCGTTCTTGTTGGACTCTATGTTAGCCACCACCTCAGGCGGTAGCACGTCCACAGCGTCCATGTATGTACTATGTATGTATGTATTCTCCGGCTGTCCTATCCAGCGCTCATGCGCCCAGAACTCACTCACCGGGTTCCAGTCAACAAATGTAAATAACCTGGTGCGAATATCCAGCCCCCTAGCCGTCTCCCATGGCACGTTGTTACCCTCGTTGATAAACAGGATGTCACGCCTCGGCCCCCTGACCTTGCCGGACTCATCGGCCCCGAAGAACTCTACCGTTCCCTTGCCCCGCTTGTAGATGTGGTCGGTCTTGTTGTAGTAAGGGCAACTGTCTATATCCTCGCCCGTCACCCGGAAGAAGTCACGTATTGCGCCTTTCTTGAGATGCGGCAGGGACTCGCTAACAACTGATATCATTATCTCGCTCTTGGTATACAGTGATATCATGTAAAGAAGCTGGAGGATAGACCACGTTTTTGATGATGCAGTCCCGCCCTCGTTCAACGCCCGGCGCTTACCGGATAACCACGCCTCGTTGTTAAGCCCGAATATACCCGTAAACCTATGTGCGCTCACCACTCATTACCCGCTCTACGTTTTTCTTATCCTGCTCGCTGGCCACGGTGACATTGTTTATCTGGTTATTTATAGTAGTGCTACCCTCTGAATCGTAAATCCTCTCCATCTTGTTAAGCTCGGCGATTGCTTGAATGGGATTATGGAGGCGTATTTTAGTAACTACGGTTGGATGAGAGCCATTCTCATCATACTCAGTCTTGCTATCAATACCTAGAATGGCATGGGTGTTCATTTTATCTGAGTCAATATTAACCCAGGACCCATCTTGCCCACATTCCATGAAATCAGTTAATCTGCCCCTTACTATTTCGGTAAGCACCTGCTTACGCTCAAGGACAGTGGCAACACTAGCATCCTCAACCTTTTGACGGAGTTCTTGAATACGGTCTATAATTCTAGGTTTTTCTAAGTTTTCAGAGGCTATCACATCGGCAGTCTTAGGCGAGTAACCCGCAATTAAAGCAGCCTCAGTAGCGTTGCCCAATTCAAAGTATTTAAGACAAAAAGTCTCTTGTTTTTGTGTTAGTCTATTGCTCATTTCTGTTTCTAACTATTTCAGACGGTAGTAGTCTTTTACGGTTACTATCATTCTTTGGTTTTTTATTCTCTCCGTATATCGCCCCCATCAATTTCTGTATGTCCCTTATTATAACTATCGTCTCAGGGAATACTATATTTCGTTCATTTTCAATACGCACGGCAGTTTCCAACCTCTTCATCTCGATATCTAACAAGTATTGTAGCATTTCTATTGGCTGTGTAGTATCAGGAGCTTTTGAGTTACATTCAGGCCTGTCCATTTAGTGCTATTCCTCTCCGTATTCTGGCGGCACCCCAGTCTGATATATTGCGCAATAGAGGGGGAGTCAGGGCATGGCAATCATCACAGAGTATTATAATATTAGCCGGCTCAAATACCAGCTCACTAGCTATTGATGTTTCTGACACTGGTATTATATGATGCCCGTGTGTGGCAGGCACCCCACAGCACTCACAGAACTCGCCTCTCTCACTCCTGATTTGCTTTAATACCGTTATGTAACGTTCAAAGTTTTTCATAAAAATAGTTCCAAAACCTATTGACAACTGCGTTATGCTATGCTATAGTATAACTATAGAGATTAAGGAGGCACGGGAAAATGGCAAAGCAGATAAAATGGATAGACGACACTAGGGTAGAGTTAAAGGCATTTGACGAGACACACCCGGAGATAATCGCACAGATAACCAAGGAGCGAGAGGAAGCCACCGAACGGCACCTCTGGGATTAGCTTACAAAATAAATAGAGGTAACAAGATGGAAGCAAAATGGACTAAAACAGGGGTAACAATCAAAATCACCAATACAGTCAATGGGATGTTAGAGCAGGGTGGGGTAATTGGTAGAGTGGAACACTACTCTACCCAGGCAATCAGTGATAGTCTCAGTTATAACAGGGGTGATGACCTCAACGCTTGTGCCGATGGCGAGATGGCAACCAGGGCCGAGATGATACGCCACCATCTCCCGCCTAGAGTGCTAAGACGTGGCACCATAATACAATAGAGGAGGGAATCAATGACTGATAAAAAAGAGAGTGCCACCTGCCCGGACTGCGGACATACCATGCACAAGTCAGGGTTCGTATGGTCGGGCCGGACTAAGGTACAGCGTTGGAAATGCAACCAGTGTGGGCGGACTACAATCGTTAAATAAAGGTATCCTCAATAATCACCTTGAACGCCATGCCCTTAAATAAGACCAGTTTCACCGCCTCTGCCAGTTCCGACTCCGGTATATCCAGTTTCAGCCTGGTAGCACCATCACCGCCTATATTGATAGCCGACTGGATATCAGGTAGACTTGCTATAAACTCAATCTTCATGATGTAAAAGCGGTTAGAGTATAAGTGTATTAGTGCTGTCTATTCCTATTCTTGTAGATGGATTATCTGTTTTTGATGTAGCATTGAGATTATCTTCGACTCGGGAAATATCACCATCTTTAAACTTATATCTGATAACAGGTGTATTATCCTCCGGCACAGCCACCCACCCCGTACCACCGCAACCGTGACAGGTTTTAGACGGATGGTAATAATTATAAGTGTCTGATACCTGCCCAGTCCCGTTACACACAGGACATAAAACTGCTTTCATAAATCCTCCTTTAATTCCTCGAAGATTATCTCAAGTTTTAACTTACGTGCTACGGCATATTCCCGCCGGGCACCCACCGACTTATCGAACCCTTTTAACAGGTAGATGGCATCACACCTAGACAATATCTCTATGTCACCCAACAGGAACGTAACATCAGGCACTACGCCGTCAAACCACGCCGTATTCATATGGGGACAAAAGACCGCATAGCCTTCTTGCCACATCCTGACAGCGGCCTCCCTTGCGTGTTTTATATTATGTGCTATCCCTGCTTTGGTCTCAGCACGGTAAGGACCTGCTATGTAGATAACTCGCATCAACTCTCTATCACCACCACGTCCTCGCGGGGGTCATTAAAATTATTCGGCTTGATACGTAATACCGGGCACCCGATACGGCTCGGCTTGTATCCCTTTTCTTCGCCGTAAGTGGGGTCTAATGTTTCGCCCTCTTCCGGCTGGTTATACGTTTTGAGCCAAGAGCCCGTCAGTGTGGCTGCCAGCTTCATGCTCCGTATCCTGCCATTGCGGTAGACTAATCTATCAGGTGTATGCGAGGTCATCGCATGGAGGTGTCCCATTAAATAAATATCCGCCTCAATCTCATTGACCAGACGGATTAACCGGTTTAGCCTTGCCCCCTCTGTTTGGGCAGCACCCGAACCATGCCAGCTATGTATAAGTAACTGGTGGCGCTCGTTAGAGTTTTCGCGCTCGAACCTTAAAACGATATATGCCTGATAGCCGGCGTATGGAACCTTCAGGTCCCGGCACAGATTCCTTACAATGTCGTCATCATGGAACTTGTGTATACTCTCTTCGTGGTTGCCTGTCCCCAGGGCTATTAACTGCTTCTGCTCAACAAGTGGCGATAATACCTGACTCGCCCTCCGGCGCTGAGAATCTACGATATTGCCCGGCTCTACCCAGTCAGCCAGCCCGTTCATGCGAAACCGTTTGTCGTTTTTGGTTATACAGTCGGCATAATCACCAACTCCCAGGGCTAACCCGTAGTAACCCCTGTTAGCACACTCTTTGATTTTATGGGCTACAGCGGTCTCCGCAGAATCAATCGAACCTAAATGCAAGTCAGAGAATGGATATAAATAAAAGACGTCCGGCTTGCGATATTTGATTGTCCTGATAACGACTTCCAGTACGCACCTCCACTAAATAAATAGCCCGCCATCACTGACGAGCTATCGAATCGCTGGGGCCGGGCGTGTCCCGGCCCACCATAAAATATATACGGGGTCATCGTGGTGCTCTTCTCACACCACTACCCACGATGTCAACCTTATCACAGTCTCAAACAAATGTCAAGTACTAAAATATAGTTCCTCACTCCAGTCACAAAGTGCGGAACTTTCAGGGGGTTATCATCTCCATTATACATCCAGTTTTAACTGTTTGAGCTGCTGATACAGGTCTACCGCCTCTAGGTCGCCGGTGATTTTAGCTAGGCAGTTCATAGTGATAGTGTATTTCTTGATATTAGTAATCCTGCCCTCGGCTATCATCGCCTTTGCATCCTTCTTGGCCTGGCTCTTACCTAATACCACCATGGCAGTAAATGCAATAGCTAATACAATCCCAACTATGACCCCGATTATCAGTGATTCCATTATGATTTACCCTCCTCCCTTTCTTTATATTCTACGTCCCCTCGTTTCCATTTCGTGCCACAATTCAGGCACATCCACAGCCTGATTACACATATATAGTCGCCGGGGTATCCGGGGTAGATAAATTGTGCGGTGTGCCGTCCACATTTCGGACAGTAACGAGCTGTCACTTTATCCTCTGTGGCAGTTTCAACCTGTCTTTGTAAATCATCCACCCGTTTTCTTAAGTCATTCAAATCTTCCATAGTTACCCTCCTTTTCTTATTATCGGCACGTCCTTACCTCTGACCCGTTTACCGTATGACTCGGTTAAATGGATTATCTCTTTATCTCCCTTAGCATATTCCTCAACTCATCATTTTCTTTTTGCAACCGTTTCATTTGCTGTTGCAGTATATTGTATGGGGCATGTTCAACCCTCCCTGCTAACAATTCTAAATTCTCTGGATATCTATTGTCTTGTCTATTTTTTGTGCCAGTATATTTAACCCCCTTATGATGAATTATCTCCCATGGCAACAGGCATCTACCAATTGCCTTGGCTACAACCAATCTATGTTCCATAACATATCCACCAGTTCTAGTTCGGTTGGTAGTCATTGGGTAAAAGAAATCATCACTAGAAACATAACAATAGATATATTCCCCACCACCCACGTGTCGCCCTCCACCCCAATTATGATTTGCTTCGCCTCGTAGACCCCCATATTCCCGCCAACAAGGCTTACACAGCGATGTAACCCTCCGTTCTGCCAATATGTCTCTTAGTAAAACCCATCGTTCTAGTCTGCATTTTGGGCAAATTAATATAACATACAGCATACCTGCAGCCCAATTTTCCTTGCCTATATCCCGACCCCTAACACTTCTAATACTAGGGTGTTCTGACAACCACTGCTCATAATTTAATTTTTTGTTCATACTTCATTGTAACATATTCACTAGGACAATTCAAATTATCCCCTTATTTGGTAGCCAGTTATACTCGGTCATGCTTCCCCCTGTGGTTTTTATGCTCTTTGTAAGTAATCCCCTTGCGCCTGTACCCCACGCAATACGACATGGTGCTCCTGATGTGTTTGGTGACATCGTAGACCGTCATGTGCGTGTGCCTCGCTAGGTCAGACTCGTCCGCCGCCCCCGTGAAATACGCCCTCACCATCAGCCCATCCACTCCGCACCTGTTCAGCCGTGCATCCACCTCACCGGCTAACTGGCACGCCTTCTCAAATGTAGCGCTGGCATTATTCTGTTTCCCTGGCGAATCTACATACCCACTGCGCCTCGGGTCCGGCGGGTAAATCCCCTGTCGCATGATGTCAATGTGTTCCAGTATCCATATGATGTGCTTGCGCCTGAAGGTTATCTGCCCGGGCTTGTAATATTCTTCTTGCAATCAGCCCTCCTATAACAACGTTCCCTGGCTCTTGGCCAGTGAATACCAGTTCGAGAATAGCTCGTTTAATTCGTTATCGTAGACCTCGCTGATCCACCAGACCTTGTTATCCGGGTCCCACTCCCTGCCGGACGGGTGGATTCTCTTCAACTCAGCCAGTATCTGACGGTCATAGTCGAACTCGATAAGCCAGCCAGTATGACCGTAACTACTCCCGCCTTTGATACACTGCGTTAGATATGCCATTATCAACCTCTTCTATAAATTTCATAAACTCAAACCACAGTTTTATCTCCGGCATTGTGGGGTAGGAAGCAAAGCCCCTCTTCTTAACGTAAGCCTTGAACGCCGGATATAACGCTTCTACATTCTCTTTTATGGCTTCTAAATCAATCAATCATTTCTCCCTCGTTTTTTTGAAAACCAAAACATACCAGCATATTGCTGTGAGTGTAGTTGATATAGTAGCTAACCAAAAACCCATAGTGATATAACAAACGATATAGGCGGTTAAAACAAGCGCAGTCGGTAGACTTGTTTTCACTGGGGGTTTATCCTTACCCAGTATCATAAACAGTAGAGATGGTGCAAAGATAAAGCCGCCTATCATAAATACTAAATCCTGCCAATTATCCATCACTTTCTCTCCACTCCCGTGAACCTCTCCATAGCCTTCTCAATGCCAAGCTCTTTCATCTCGTCAAAGTCAACGCCGAGAGACTCGCAGATTAAGACGCACTGAGCAATAGCATCTATCAACTCGGACTTGAAGAACCCTATCCTGGCACGGTCTTTGCCTTCCCAGAGCATATACATAGCATGTTCCATCATCCGGCCAACCTCATACGACAGAACGGCAGTTGTCTCATTCAGAGGCTCAGGTATATCATTCTTCATAAAAGTTAGTGCTTTAAAGAAATCACCTTTAATCATCAGTCCTCCTATCCCCTCTTATTAGATAGCCCACTAAGATAATCAATAGCGGATTGTAAATTGTTATACACCCTCTTGCTCATGCCTGCTAAAAACCCGTCTATTCTATCAAATTCATCAACTAAGATTATTATTTTACCTTTTGCATAAGCGTATCCTATCTCTGCCGCTAATCCAGTATGATAAGGTGATGACGTCTGTTTATAGGCTAGTAATAAATCACACCAGTCTATACCCGCAATGTCCTCTGATACAAAGCCACAAATGGCAATCTGCTGGCTATCTGTTTCAGGATTAAAATATTCATGGCTCGGCGCACCCTGTTTTACCTGGCTTTGCCACCCTGAGTAGAACCCACCTGATAAATATATATTCACCTTGTCCTCCTATCCCCTCTTATTAGATTAACTCCATTACACCCTGACTCAAACGTTTGGCGGCTATCTCGCAATACTCCTCTGAGATTTCAATACCGATGCACTTGCGGTTTAGGTTTTTGGCTGCCCGTAGTGTTGTGCCAGTTCCCATAAACGGATCTGTAATTATATCTCCTGGTGTACGAGATATTAAACGGCTAACTAATTTAATTGGTAATTGCGCTGGACCATACCGCCCTTCATTAAAATTAGATTGCGGAGTTGCGCAGGCATACCAATTTACCGTGTTGGTATCATTCCACCTAATCATCGGGAGTCTTTTACCTTTGCGTGATATAAGTATCCAGTCCGTCATTGCATTCCACTCTCCCGATATCCGTCTAGTGCCTCCGACAAAGTTGGTTTTACACCAGACGAATATTTGAGAGTAAGTCCAGCCAACATCTTCTAGCATAGGCTTAAACCACCACAGCATTTTTTCAGATACAGCCACATACATACGGCAACCGTCACTAGCAATCCGATAACCTTCTCTCAACCAATCGTCCGTGAATTTATGCCATTCGTCATCGGATATTTTGTCTATAAAACTGTCACCATAATCTAAGCCTATATTGTAAGGTGGTGAAGTCAGTACCAAGTCCACACTCTTATCGGGCAACAGCGGCAGTATCTCCCTGCAATCCCCGCAATAGATAGCGATGTCCGCCTGGTTATCGCGGTAATACGGCGCCGGTAGGTTCGCTATTATCTCGTTAAACTCCATATCCCCTCTTATTAGATAGCCCATGCTCGGCATCGTGGCAACTTAATTGAGTTCTCCATACTCAGTTTCCCGCCCTGACTCCTGAATAACTTCTCGTGGGGGTGAATTCCCCGCCAGTCGGGTAATCTCCCACACTTCTCACACCGGCCACCACAGCGCTCCCATAGTTTCTGTCTGATAACCCGCTCTTCTTTAATCTGCCGGCGCCTCTTATCTGATATAGCTTTCATTGTCTGTCTCATAACTCTATATCGCTGTCAACCTCGTTGCCTTGCTTAGGATTTAATACTGTAAATAGAAAGTGGTATATCTGCTTCCCGATGGATTTAGCGTTAGGATTTGGGTCAAATATCACCTCTCCGTTTAATCCAACAAGAACGTGGTGCTCTCCAACAAGCGTGGTGCTCTCACATTCAATTAGGTGATAACCCTGAGTGCTGTTGTTTGAATTCTCTGGAGGCAAAATACATAACAAACCCAAGCCATAGATAGACAACCACTTGCGAAATTTATCAAACCAAACGCCATCTTCATCCTGACCCCATTCTTGAATATTGGGCACTCTATCAAGTGGTAATTCCATCACTGAGGCAACAGCCGCTTGCCAACAATTCCCCTGCTCTTCGGTCGGGGCAGATTGCCCACCAAACTTAGTTTGATAAACTTCAATCAACCTATTCTCCTTTCAGCGTATATCTGGTATTTCTTATTCATTACCCCTCCTGCTCTGTTTCATGGTCTGCTACCCCCTCCCCTGTTACCTGTATAAGATACTTGCCTATGAATTCCGTGTATGCCGGGGGAATTGCCTCGTCTATTTCATTTATGGTGGCCCAAGGCATACTCATAATGTCCTTGCGTTCTTGGCCTGACGGTTCTCGGGCATAATCCCCATTGCTATCACGCCTTGACCCTGTTATATAAATAACATCGGCTCTTTTGTGGCATGGGCTTGAAAGTATCATTACGTCAGGATATATTTCAAAAAGCCTATGTCTGTGTATAGGTAAGCCGAACATTGTGCCACAAAGCATAAGATTAGCTTTTAGCGTTTTCTTTGCTCCCATAACATTCTCAATCACGTATGGCAACCCCATAGTTACGAGTCTATTCCGGATAGGGTTTATTAACTTCCTATAATTACTTCGCTGGTCTAGTTTGGTGCATACTGAATATCCCTGGCACGGCGGGCTGGCATGGTAAGTATCATAACCCTCAAGTGGAAATGTCAGAGCATCAGCCTGATAGAACTCGTCTCCGCAATAGTGCGGCTGAGGTTTTATATCAACCCCGACCACATAGAAACCAGCCATCTGATATCCTTTCGTGGCGCCACCGGTCAGGCGCCGCAGAACAAATCGAGCAACCTCGGCTTATTCTTTGGCATTTGGCATCACCCCCTTTTTCTTAGCATACCAGCGTTGATTGTATAACCTTCTTTTTTCTGGTATGGTTTTATTTCTAGCAGATGTAACAATATTTTGGCAAGACTTGCATAATGCGGTTGGTGTATATCCTTTCCGTAGGTAAAATTCAGATAGTGGTTTCAATTTGCCACATCGAGTGCAAGGATTTGCAACCCATTCACCATTAGCCTTAATCCAACCAGCATGAACCTTACTATGGTCAGAAAAACTCAGTAATTCTAAGTTACTAATATTATAATTCAACCTATCTAAATCCTTATGGTGGACATCGTATCCCTTTGGCTTCCGCCCATTTTCCTTCTCCCATATATAGACATGGAGCCTAATACCTTTATTATCAATCCAAATACAAGGATAGCCTTTTGTGTCATACCAAATACCAAAACCTTCAAAGGTGTTACCATTTGTTCCCTTCATAAACTGCCCTGCTTGATTTCTATCCATACTCATATTATAAAACAAATCCAACAATCTCGGTTTACTCACCCTGTTACCTCTATTACCTCGTCCAGATTTCTAACAACAAAATACTCTATCCCGTCCTGCTCGCACTGAGCCTTGAACGCCTCCTGCCAGTCTGATAACTTTCCCTTGGGCGTTTTAATCTCCAGGTAAACAACCCGCCCCTGGAAGTGCATAATCCTGTCCGGTGCACCTTTGTAACTACCGAGTCCCTGGGTTATCGAGAAGTTGAATATCCCCCGCAGGTTCAAGTATTCCTTAATCGTGAATTTTATATCAGTCTCCGTCATTCAATCCCCCATTCCTTCTTCATAGACTCAGTAACCGCCCTTACCCCTGCCAGCGACAACTCCCTCATATACGGGTAGTCACATAATCCATCCTTGCTATACTGGCAGTCACGGCACTCCCTGTTATAACCCTGTGGACAGGTTTTGTTACTCATACTACCTCCATGTTTAACAGCCAGTCATGGACACGCTGGATACCGGCGCGAACTTCTTCGTTATCTTTTTCTGACCAATGAATCTCATACCTACGTAAAACGAGAACCTCTGTTTGAGATATGAGATTAAACAACCTTGCGCACTTAACCCCATCTAACAACGGGCATTTATAACAACTGAGGCCTTTCGTGTGCCTATCGCAGATACATGACTTATCCATTACATACCATGCTCTGCCCCTCGTAATATTATTCAAGTCCGTCCTGCTCAGTAACGTCTGGTAGTCGGTATCATCTAGAGTTATCGTTGTATCACCAATCGTTGCTTGTCTCATTTAACCCCCTTTCTCGGCCTATAATCCCCGGCCCGGTTGTATATAATTCTGGCTTTCTCTGTATCGCTGAACCTGGATACGATAAATTCCGGTAACTCGTTATAATCAACATTCGTGGTAAAGGCAGTGAAGGCGTTCTCTCTGTAACGGGCAAGTATAATCCTCTCCAGTTGCGCCAGGGCAAAGTTGGTGAAACTGCCGGCTGCTCCCACATCATCTATCAACAGGAACTGCTTTTTGCAAATACCATTCATAACGTCGCCGAATGTATCATCTTTAGAATCCCTTGACCGGTCGAACGTCTCTTTTAATCTACCAATGAACTCGGGGAATATGTAAATTGTTGCATCCCTACCCTGCTCCCATAACTCTATAGCTATAGATTCAAGCAGGTGCGTTTTACCGCTGCCCCATTTGCCGTATATGAGCAGTAGTTTCCAGTCAGTGGTTAATGTCGCCATTTGCTTCGCGGCTTTCAGTGCATCCCCGGACCCGGCCACCTCATGGAAATTATTAAAAGTCGAGTCCAAACTTGATACACCGAGTCGATGTCTTATCTGCTCTGGTGTTATACAGTGCCGGCACGGGACAACCGAGGAATAATCCACCATCCCTGTCTCTTTTAAGGGGTGAATAAACCCGGCCCCGTTACACCACTCACACTTGTTATCCAAGTCAATCGTTATAGACTGGTGGCTCTGAGTATTTAGGGGCACCTCTAACCGTTTCATTATTTCCCCGATGCTTTCCACTGGCAGCCTCCTTTTTGTCTTTGCGGTCCCAGGATAATATAGTGGCATAGTGTTTTTGGTATTTATAGCCCTTGCTGGCTATCCCAGTAGAGAGCGTCTCTATCCGTTCAAGCGCTCCAGATTCACCGAACCGGTCTATTAGTTTCTGGTATTCCTCATCAGTTAATAAGACGTTATTAAATTCCCCATAACCTTTTTTGTGTGTTTTTTTCTCTACTCCCTCTACTCCCTCTACTTCCTCTACTTCCTCTCTCTGTGTGTTTTCGTCTGTAGAAACCTTAGCCTTTGGTAGGTTATTGCCGTCAATAACTCCATAGTGTGGTGGTTTTTGACTGTTTAAACTCGGCTTTTGGGGTAAAGGGAGTTGTCGTCTCCGGTAAACTTCTGATAATCCATCCACAAAATTGTTCGACCAAATACACTTTCCCTCGTATAAATCCTTATCAATGGCCTCTAATAATGCGAGTTCATCAAGTATCTGTCGTCCAATATCATCGCTAACCTTGGTTTTTGCCATCAGGAACTGCCACTCAGCGGGGTTATCGAAGTGGAAATAATGGCCGGGTGATGAACCTAGAATCTCTAACAATTTAAACCAGAAGGCATAGGCTACTATGCCAAACTTGCTTTCTAAAATGTATAGAGTCTTCTTTTCACTGGTATTAACATAATGCGGGAAATAGTCAACCGTCTTCTTGCTTGGTCTAGCCATTCTCTCCCTGCCCTTTATATTCCTTTTCGATATCCTCAAGGGAATAGTCTTGGCCGAAATCGGCATATTTGGTATGGTAGACATTAATATCCGATATTAGTAATAACAATGCTCTAGATATCAGGGCTGATTTAGGCACTCCGGACTTTTTACTCAGTTGTGTCAACTTCCACTCTAATGCTTCTGGTAAAGAGATAGTGATTACTTTACTTGCCATATTAAACCTCCACCATAAACATAACATACTTAAGTAAGGATGTCAAGCGTTACTCGTGGCACTTCTGGTGCTTGTATTTGTTATCGTCCACCTTGACCAGGGTGCCGCCTGACTTACCACAGACATAACAGGTGATAAGATGTCCCCATGGCTTTTTGTTATCTCTCTTTATGGCCTGCTCATACTTCTAGGTTTACTCGCTGAGGCTGGCTCGCTCACCCTTCCCAAAGGCTTTGAGTTCATCAAATCGCTTGCCTAGTTTTGCGAAACGCTTGTCTATATGTTCAAACCTTAAAGTATTACAGCGCTCACACCAATATGGCGACCATTTAGTGCCTGCCTCATTAATGCATTTACCCTCAAATTCACCGAAACCGATGCACTTCATTACTTTACCTCCTTTATTGCCCCGCAGGGTGGGTCGAACACCCCGCAGGGCTGGTGTGATGGCTCGGATGTTTTGCCTTCGCCTCTTCTTCTATCCCTCAGTATAGAAGGTTCCGATGGTTTTTGGAGAGGACACCATCTCAGTTGTTAATCTACTTTATCGTCATCAACCGGCACACCCTGGCCGGACTCTATAAACTCTATTAACTCCGAGGCCTGCTTTTTAGTCAGGTCGCTGGTATGCTCCGTCTGGTATTTCTTCAGGATTATGTCGTGCAGTGTGGCGTTGACTTCTTCGGCTGACCCGCCCCACATCTGCTTAGCCGTGGCAAATATCTTTTTGCGCTGGGCTTCGGTAGCCATCTGCTGCTGCTGGCTCTGCTTCTGGACAGTGGTATCATCAGTCGGCATCTCCTCGGCGGGGGTCGGCCTGTAACCTGCTAATACTACCACCCAGGCAAAGCGGTTACGGAGAGCCTTGGCGCCGGCCCTCGTCTGCGCCATACTCGACAACTGATACCACGGGCTGTTTGCCCACTTATCCTCGTCTACCATGCAGTAGCCCTCGGCTCCTATATCACCGAGTATTTGCCCTGTGTGAATGTTATATAACTTACCTGTGGCCTTGGCCCCGCGCACCCCGTTGACCTCCACGGGATTGGCATCACCCGTCTGTGCAGCCACCCCGAAGAATTGACCTAATAACTGCCAGTCCTCATACTCGATGTACTGCTCACCCCTGATATTCACCGGTTTAGGCTTAGAGTTGATAACTCCCTGGAGGGCTACCGCCGCCTCCTTTGCCCGCGCTACCATAGCCTTTGGTGCCTCAAATATCTGTAACTCGTTTTCCATATCACTCTCCTTTATTTAGTATCGCTCTTAATGCTTTCAATGTGTCCTTAACACTGCCAATGTGTAATTCCAAATCCCACTTGAATAATTGCAATCTCAAGAACCGTGGCGGGTAACAACAACTACCACGGTACTCTGTCGTCCGTATCATCACTGCCACCCTGCCCAACTCTATTAAATAAAACATCACTCTCCTTTATTTTGTGTTACCCGTAATGACTCCGTCTACTTTATTTATTTAAAGTAGACGCAGGTAGTCACTCTGTGCCTTTGCTCGCCAATCGGATGGTAGATTCCATGTAAGAAACCAGGCATACAATTTCAAGGCTTTAAGGTTTATATCGTCTGCTTGGAAAACTGCTTGTATAAGATTGTTCTTTACAACTGCTGTCAAGAATCCCCCTAGTGGGTAATCCTCATAATACCACCTGCTAATGTGCTGGCAACACATAGCTACGTGGTCTAATTCAGGAGTCGTTAGACCGGGTTCGTTATTGTCCTCTACATATTCCCTGATTTCTTGTAAGTTCATTTTAGCCTCCTTTATTTATTTGGGTCTCGCTATCTATACACATGCAGCAGCCTGCCACACTTGCTGCACCGGATAGGCAGGGCATAACTCAGTAGCCTTCGCCAGTTCAGATGCCCGCAGTTGATACATACTTCTCCGAACATTAAACAACCTCCTCATTCAGGTATTGCAGAAATCGCTCTTTCTGCCAGTCACGTTCCGCAGCCCCTGCCGCATCCCATGCCGCATACCATGCCGCATCCCCTGCCGCAGCCCTTACCGCCCTTGCCGCAGCCCTTACCGCCCTTGCC